TATCAGTTTTGTATTTTACTTTAAGTGCTTCTTCATCTAACTCAGTTCTTGCAGTATCTATCTTGCTTTGCTCAAGAGTTACAGAGTTTCCATCTTTATCAAACGCACCAGCAGAGTCATCAATAGTAACAACTGTGCCTGCGTATGCTTTGTAAATCGCTTCGTGATCCATAAAAAACTCCGTTTAAATTAATTATAAGAGATAAGCATTATGCTGCTATCTCCATAACTGTTATTGATGATGCTGTTCGTGGAGTGTCATCATCATCTGAATCACCGTGAGTTCTATTTACATAAGTATCTCTACCATTATTTCCTCGGATTTCAACTCTATATAAAGCTGCACCTGTTGTATTAGGTGAGTCTAAAAATACAGCTTGTCTATCTTGAAGAACATCATAACCAGCATTACCAGACTGTCTTGAAGTACCAAAAGATGCCGAAGTTCGACTACCAGAAGGATCTCCGTAATAAATTTGCGTAATATTTGTACCTCCTAAATCTCTTAACAATCTTCCAGCATAAGCTGCATCTTCGTGACTAGCACCTACTTTTATATCAAGTATTATAAGTATTTTATTAGATGATGATGCTGGTGTAATAGTAACACCTAATCCAGTTACATTCACATAGGATTGTGAACTTGTAGAAAAAGTATCTGTTTTTGCTGTTTGTTTTACTTGAAGAATTTTACCTACAGAAGAGTTAGAAGTAAGGATAGTACCATCACCATCACTAGGTAACTTAAGAGTGCGATCAGATGCAGGGTTACTATCTGGTGCAGCTATGATTACTGAATTACCACCGCTATGTTTTAGTTTGATCTGGCTCATGCTGCTACCTCCTTAAGAACAATACTTGATGCTGTTCTAGCGTGATAGTTATAATCTGTGTCTGATGCACTTCTATTTAAATATATATTATAACCTGAAGCACTGATAACACCAGTTTGAAATTTATAAGTTGTAGCCGAAGTAGTATTTGGAGAATCTAAAAAATTACCACTAACAGGTAATACCATTCCAGGATGTAAACCACCTGTATAACCACCAAAAAGACATCGGACTCTATTACTTGCAGCATCACCAACAAAAATATCTGTAGAACCTCTTAGTAACTTCAACATAGGAAAACCATCACTCGCAAATGATAATGTATATGAAACTAATATTTTATTAGAGGCTGAAGAAGGAGTTATAGAAGCTGATAAGCCAGTTATATCTGTAAATGATTGGCTAGATGTACTAAAAGTATCAGTTTTTACTGTTTGAACAACTTGAAGAATAGCTCCAGTACCTCTTTTAGCTGCTGTTACAGCACCATTAGCAAGCATATCGGTATCAACAATACCGTCAGGCAAACCTCCTACTGAGACTCCTGTAATAGTTCCGTTTCCGTTAATTGTTACTGGCATAATTAAAGAATAACAAGGATCGCACCACTTGGCACGGTTATTGTTGCACCTGAGTCTATTGTAGGTGATATTGCCATAGCATTTTTATTTGCTGTCAATGTGTAAGAGGTAGTAACATTCTGATCTCCCTCGAAGAAAGCCTGATCGCTTCCCCCTCCAGTAGCTCCAGCACCTCCAGCATCCGCATATTCAAGTTGTCCAACTGCTGTTGCACCAGAACCAGAAATACTTTTAACTTTTAAAACTTTATCAGCAGCAATTTGGTTATCTGGCAAAATCAAAGTATATGATTGACCAGCACTATGGGCTGGGGATTTTATCTTTACACCATGACTATTTTGATTGCAGTTAAGCTGTAAAGTACCATCATTTGTATTACCTTTAATTTCAAATAATCCTGTGCCGTTTGGTGTCACTTTTATATTTCCATTAGATGTTGAAGTATTTAACTCGAACGCTTGCAAATCAAGGTTGCCTCCGAGTTGTGGAGAAGTGTCGTCAACTACATTTGATATTCCACTTGCACCACTTAATGAACCCCAAGCACCATTGTTATATCCTTCAAAGCTATTAGTTTGACTGTTGTGACGTATCATTCCAACAACAGGGCTTCCATCCCTCTGTGCTGTCGTTCCAGAAGGTAATGTTATTGAAGAAGTTACATTGAATGTTGCTCTGGCAGTAAAGGTATTAGCAGTACTTAAAGAGGCAAGTCCTAGATTAGTCTGAGTTATATTTCCAATAGTAGTAAAAGTACCCGTTCCAGAACTAACAGCAGTACATATTTTTAATAAATTAGTTGATGAATCTATATGTGGCTGAAATTGAACTACGTTTCCTACACCAGAAGGATCTCCACTTGCTGAATTTATTGTTCTTAATGCTGTAAAAATATCATTTATACCAGCACGAACTTCAGCACCCGTTCCGTTCGCAACATTAAAATTATTATTGGTTTCTTTAGTGGTGCTATTAACTCTTGCCATTTTTACAATATTTTATTTTATCTTATCATCCCTTACCAAATCCGACAGCTTGGTAACTAAAATTCCTATCAATAGAAGCATTTGATGAGTTTTTAAAATGAATTGTAAATCCAGTACCGCTAATATTTGACAGTTCAAAGAAATCTCCAGAAGTCATATTTTGTGCGGTAATACCAACAGAAGGAATATTTGAATTTACACCTCCAATTTGAGAAGTTCCAGTAAAAAAAGAATCCGTAAATGTCACAACTTTAGCTCCTGCTCCAGAAGCGATAGATGTTGTACTCTGTTCAGTTCTTCTTTGAAAAGATGCTGTATAACCTAATTCAAATACTCGTATATCTTGAGCAGTATCTTTACTTGTTAAATTTACCTTAAATTTAAAACCTCTTCCTTTATACGTTCCATTTGCAAAAGTTTGAAACCCAGTATATGTAGGTGATCCCGATGTTGGATCGTCTTGAGTTATTGAAACCAACATATCTGCGTTGACTTCTGTGGCTGTAGCTCCGTCAAAATCAGTAATACTATCTATTAAACCTCTAGCATCAAACAAATCATTAGGATAAAATGCTTGAGTTAAAAAATGACGTTTTAAATCTAAGCTAAATACTCCACCTAAATCTAAGAAAGAAGTTCCTGCTGCTCCTCCAAACTCATAACTTCCAAGAGGAGATACACCTCCAATATCATCTATAGAATTTTCTGCATCAAAATTACTAATACTATCAAATTGTCCTTGACCTGACAGACTTAAAGAATTAGTTACATTATCAAAAGCTACATCAGTTTTTGTTCCCTGAAATTTAGGATTATCTAAATCTTCTCGTCTTGTTAATGCTACTAAAGGTGCAAGATTATTAGTATCAGGTAAATCTATAACAACACTTGCTTCACCAGCACTAAATCTGCCTCCATCATCTTGAAACTTAAGAATATACTCTCCTTCTAAATAAGGAACTTCCGCAGTTGTCGTGTTACCAGCTAATGCTTCAATAAGATCTGTTGCATTTGAAAATGTACCTGTGCCATCCGTTTTTGTAGAGTGTCTTACATATACACGACCACCGTGAGTAACATCTAAATCTACAGATAAATTCCAACGCAATCTTACTAATTTATCACTGATTGGTTCTGCTGTTAAACCAGTAACATCTCCAGGTACAGCAGTCTTTCCAAAAGCAGTAAATGTAAAAGTTGTAGGTTGAGCAGAGGGTTCAAGTGAAGAGTTTATACTGGATAGTTGAAATTGATATTCACCCTGTAAAGAATCTAGTATTTGAAATTCGGTGCTTTTTGATCTTAAAGTTATAAAATTACCATCATCTAATCTGTAATTAAGCTCATATTCTATAGCTCTTGGAACAGAATTAAAATCTATATTTAATCTTGTTCTTGCAACCGTACCATCTGTAAAAAACTCTTCTTCAACATTTGGTGCACCAGGAGCTTCAACTAATTCATTTAATACTGTAATGTTACGGACAGGTAATGGAGAACCATCTTCAATAAAAGCATATTTCCCTGCGTTATATGCTGTTGCGGTTACTGCATAATTATCTTTATCTTCAGTTATTCCAACCACTCTCCACGTTGTAGTCTGTAAAGTTGTATTCTGTAAAATCCAAACACTATTTGTATTTGGAGCAGTGCTAAATGGACTAGAAGAATCAATAGTTATTACTGCTCCTGATATTCCAGTAACATTTTTTGTTTCTACCGATCCATCAGGTAAAACAACACTAATAGTTGGACTATTTGTTGCATCTAAATCTGTTTCCGTGGTGTTATCTACAGTGACAGTTGTAGTTGTAGCAGATTTTATTCTGCCTCCTCTTCTTAACCCTGCTCTTACTGGATCACTTACTTCAATAACCTGTCCTGGTCTGACTATTACTCCTTCTGCTAATCCAGTGGCAAAACTTATAGTTTCTGAAGAATTTTGTTCTTCAAAAAGCACAAATCGTCCTAATCTTCTAGCTTGGTTTCTTGATGAACAAGCAAAACCTGTAATTTTTTTATGAATAATTCCATATTTATTTTTAGCAGCAGTATCTTCAACAGTTTCAAAATTTAATTCCTGATTCTCCATATCAAAATAAGACACAGAGACAACAGTTGACCTTGTTTTTAAGCTTGTTCCCGAATAAACAAATCCTTCCGCAGTGACATTTGATAAATTAAATAAATAACTGGCATCTGTGGGTCTATCTTGAGTTAATGTTAGAGATCCAGCACTCCAAAATGACATACCTCTCATTACAGAACTAAGAGACATTACAGTTTTAAAGGCATCTTCTCTTTTTTGAAGCACCACATTACAGCTAAATCTAGGTTCTTGACCTCCATCTCCATCATCAACTAATTCAGAGGAATAAACAGAAGCACTATAGAAAGCATATTTATCAAGTTGAGCCTCGGTAATATGTTCTCCTAGCCCATACCGACTACTTGTTAAAAGATTAAATAAAATCCAGGCTGGATCAGAACACCAATGAGTTGTAGTTGTAAGAGTTCCATTGAATGTACCGCTATAAATTAATCTTCCATTTGTTTGATCTACTGTTGCATTATGTGGAATTTTAATTTTTACCCCACGAATCCTATACATTCTTTGAGGAACACTGGCAAACTGTTCCGCATCAAGACGTAAATAAAGATGAGCTATATCTGAATAGGCTCTTCGTTCGTCAATTATTGTCGTAAGAGATGTCCATGAAAAAGTATCTGTTACTCTTTCACTTGTACTATCAGAAGTGCTTCTACCGACTTTTACTTGTAAGGGAAAAGAAGCATTATCTTTAATTGGAATTACAAAGTCTCTACTATATGCGTTTCTTGATTTACCTCTAATTGAAAATTCGGAAACCTGAGTAGGAATCAAACCAAAAAGACCACCAGGTTGAATTAATGTTTTTCCACCTTGATTCTTGTTAAACAGAGAAACAGTACCATCATTTTCAGTGATTTCGATAAATATATCAACGGTAGTTCCTAAATTTTTTCCATCTTTTTCATTAATACTGACAAGAGCATCAAAACGAATTGTGATTCTGATAGCATCAATATTAGAATCAGTTACAGTTCTTGTTACTGGAAGTGCATTAGTTACCTTTACTCCTACAGCTACTTCATTTTCAATCTCACTAATAGCTTTTATGTGAGTTTGATTAGACGTTCCAAATCGAGGTTCAAATTTTATTCTTTGAAAATTAAAATCAGAAGTTTGTATGTTATTAGGATCTGCACTTGGTCTTATAATCGGTGTTTTATCTAAGAATATATCTTTTAAGGCTGCCTGAGAATAGGCATCAGTTCCTTTTGTTAGTCCTGCTGCTGATGGAAAACCTTCAATTTCTCCTTCACTTATAACTTCAATGAGATTTATGGCTTGCCTACTTTGAATAGCAGCTAAATTTATTACTGCTGTACCACCCCCACCACCAAACCACTTGAAAGGGTTTAGTTGAATTTCCTTTCGTCCTGCTCCAGAATGTATTTCAGGTATTCTAAACATAATTATCCTGAGTAATCGTCTGTATCAATACCGCCTGATACAACAAGCGATCCAGTAAATATTTCACCGTAAACAACAGGGATAGCAACACCAGCCCTTATCGTATTTTGTACTCCATTGAAAGTAAAACTAGATGGATCATCAGAATCCGCACCAACATCTTCTGTAGGAGTTAACATTTGTGCTGCTCCTGATAAAGCTAGATATATACCTAGATTTCCTGCTGCTGCCAACAAAGTTGCTCCAAGACCTGTAGTTCCTGCTGTTAATCCAAAACCAAGTCCTCCAGAAGCACCAAAAGCCACTGCAGCACCTCCCGTAACTACAACCGCACCAATAAGCACTGCTCCTAATATAAATCTTCCAAGCCCTCTTCTTGCTCCTGTAACTACTGGAACAATCTTTATTTCCTGACTTCCTGTAGGAATATCTAACTCAGTCTCATTAATCTCATAATCCCCTACTTTTACACAATAATTTTGCTCCATTATGTGAGATTCTAAACTAGGAAAGTTTGCCAGTAAAAATCTAAAAGCGTCTGTAGGTGATGATATTTCTGCTTCAAAGGTACGCTTTCCCAAGAATCGAGCCAATCTACCATAAACTTTAATTTTACTGAGCATAGCGATACCTCTTCTTTGTACAGTCTATATGGTCTTGATCGTAAATTTCTCTACAGCTAAGTCTTTTCACACAATGTTGAAAAATAGTTTGATTTCCTAAATACAAAGCCACATGATCTAATTTACCTGTGTTCGTTGTGTCCATAAGAAGAACATCACCCTCTTCTAAATCTACCGTATCTTCCAGTTCAACAAAACCAGTTAAAGGTAAACCATGTTCAAATAATGGATTTTTTGAAAATTCTTTTGGGCTTTTAGGTCTATCCCAATGTTTTAAGTTAATATTTTTATTTTCTTTATACCAATCATGTATCAAGCTCCAACAATCTTGCACACCCCAAACCCATTCTCTACCAATTAATCCTTTCTTATAACCAGAAGGTTTAAAGTAATGCCATTCTTTTGTTTCTGGAGTGACGATATAAAAAGGTAAATCTAAATACTCACAACTAGCTAAATCAGCTTCACTTGGATATGGTGGATAATTTGGATGACTATGTATTACTGCTATGACTTCACCTTCATCCTCAGCTTTCATCCAATCATCAGGATCTAAAATAAAATGTTCTCCTTGTTCTTCAGCTATGTTTTTACAAGGATAATACTTTTCTTTACCTTTAAAGATAGTCAATAAACCACAAACTTCTTGTGGTGAATTTTTTTGTGCGTGTTGTAATGCTATATCCTTCCAATTCATCTTAAAATCCTAAAAACGCTCCAATACCAGGAAAAATATCTTTAGTAGCAATCCTTTGTGGCAGTTTTACATTTACTAAATCAAGAGCAGACTGAGCTTCCCATGTGACTATATCTCTTGTTTCAGTAACTTTACGATCCAAAAAATATATTTCCTGTGGAAACTCTGCTGTGGGATCTGGTGTACCAAAAGGATTTGTACCTCCTGTAAAGTTTGCAGCATCTAAATATCGAGCAAGAGTTCTTACTCTTGTAAACTTTGCACCGTTTAAATCATTTCCTACAGTAGTTTCATTAACGGTTTGCATTATTGAAGTGATTGTTCCAAATATATTACTTATTGTGATTTTTGGTCTAGGTAAAGTGCCTGTTGAACCAAATTCAAATCCAGTACATTCAATAGGAAACCTTAAATATGAATTACCAGCCCATACAACTTCTCCATTAGCGTTTAGATTTGCACCATTATGGAAACGATATAAAGTATTAGACCCATGCAAAGCAGTACTTAACTGAATAGTAAATAGTTCGATAATAGAGCCAGGATTTATTGATTGTAATGCAGAAACTGGTATTGCCATTATGGTTCAAATACTTGTTCAAATGTAGCTGTAATACGATTACGATCAAAAGAAAAAACTTCTTTATTAAAACTTCTACAAATCCATTTAAGAGCAGAGGATTCATCAGGTGCTTGCCAATCGAAAGATGCACCATCTTTACCTCTTGCCTCTAAAAATGTCTCAATTTCTTCTGCATCTTCATTATCAACATTAAATGTAAGATTCCAAACTTTTGGATCTTGATTTAAACCAAAGGTTGTTCTTTGCTGGTAGCCATCTCCAAATTGAGTAATACGTTGAATAGGGGCACTACGCTTGTTAGCAGAAAATTGTGGATTGTAATTAGGAAAAGTAGCCATTATCTTGAAAGTAAACCTCCAGGTCTTTGTTGTTTTAATAGTTCTCCTTGAACAGCAACAGATATAAGCGTTCCAAGTTCTTTAGCTTCAGCTTCATTACCTTGAACATCTGAACCTGATGCGTCCACATTAACAACAACATTGTTGGTACTGCCACCTCCAAGTTTATTATTTGGGATTATGTTACCTGATGATCTCGGAACAAAAAGCTCTGGACCTTTCTCTCCTACTATTGAAGGTCTGTTAACAGGAGGTCTGCCACCATTTGCAAAACCTAAAAATCCTAATAAACCACCGCCTTTATTTCCTTTTGAACCAAGAATATCTCCAAATAATGCTTGATTAAGAGCTACATCTAAAAACTTATCAGCTACATTATTCAAAAGATCAGACAAGGTAGATGTACCTTTGATTAATCCCTTAATACCTTCTTTAATATCATTTCCAATGCTTTGACTTATGCTTTCAAATGCTTGTTTTACTTTTGTTGCATTATCAGCTAATTTTTTAGTCTCAACATTTTCACGAATTAATTCTTCCACTGTTAAACCTTTTGCTTCTAGTTGTTTTATTTGAGTCTCAGATATATTCTTGTTTAAATCATCTATATCTCTTAATATTGTTGCTTCTTCTACTCCTTTTTCCACTATCTGATTATTAAAAGATATTTCTCTTTGAAGATTTTTGATAGTTTTATCGGCTTGAATTGCATTTGCAGCTTTTTCTATAAGCTTAAGTCGTTTTGCTTCGTTCTCTACTACTTTCTCTACAGTTTCTAATTCTGTTTTTCTTTTATCGTTTGACTCATCTAAAATTTTATTTACTCTTTCATCTCTCAAATCTTCAGGAAGAACAGGATTTAATATCGGTGCTCCACCAACTCCTTGACCCATATTGGCAAATGCAGCAGTTAATCTGTCCATAAAAGTTATTCGTTTTGCATCCTCAAGATTTTCTTTTGCTTTTTGGTCAACAATACTTTCTTGTAAGCCTAAATTTGTTTTTACTGCATCATTTAATAAATTTTGACGTAAAAGTGCGTCTAAATCTTCTTCCGAAATTTTGTCTCTACTCTGTAAAATTAAATTAGCTATATCAAGTTGATTTTTACTACCAGCTAATCCTGTAATTGGTGCTGTATCAGAACCAAATATTCCCGCTAAAGTTTTTACAGTTTCGGAATCTCCAAAACTTTTAAATGCTTGCACAGCTTGAAGAGCTTCATCTTTAGTAACACCTAAATCTTTAGCTAATTGTTTAATATCTCTTGCAAAAATTTGAGTAGATTGACTTGTATTTTTAAACCTAGAATTTAATTTAGCTAATGAACTGTTAAACTTTTCGCTTTCATCAATAGCAGAACCTATGGCAGTACCTAAAATTGACAAAGCAAAACCAAATTGGCCTCCAATAGCTCCTCCTGCTAATCCACCAAGTCCACCACCAACAGCAGCAGCACCAGTTTGTCCAAAGAGTAACGGAAAAGACCCACCAATAATTGCACTACTGGCAGTATTTCCAATACTTTTACTTCTAGCAGCAGCAGCTTTTTTTGCTTCAGCAGCTTCTTGTTTTGTGAGTTTTATATTTCTAATAATTGCATCTGACTTACGTTTGATGAATATTAAATCATTTTGTGCTGTAGCAATTAATTTTTTAGCTTGATTAAAATTACCTTTTTTAGCTGCCGTTTCTGCTCTTGTTAATCTTAACTTAGCTCTTGTAACAGCTTTATCTTTTACATTTAATTTAAGAATATTACCTCTTAATGCTTCTGTTCTATTAAGAACATTTTGTATTTGAGTTTGCCTTCTAAACCTTTGATCTGCATCTGATTTTTTATCTGCTGATTTACCCCCTCCTTTATTTAATTGATTTACTTTTCCACTAACTTTGTCTAAAAGTTTTGATAATTCCTGTACTTTTTTTAAGCCTTTTACATTTACTTCTATATCTGCTCTTGT